ATCATAGTGCTCGTTCTTTTCTTTCTTCTTACCACCGCCAAGTGCTTTAGCAGCAAGTACTCCGGCACCAACAACACCTGCACCAATAAGAGCAGACTTACCAGGATTATTTTTTATAAAACTGCCTGCTGCTCTCAATCCCTTTGTTGCTTGACCAGCTACTTTGATTGGTTGGTTTACAGCTTTCGCAGTATCATTCGCCTTCTTTAGAAGGGGTGCCTCCAATTTACCTGGTTTCAGTTTACCAGATCTTACGTTTGGATTGGCAGATGACTCAGGAGGGGGAACAAACTTATTCCAAGCATTTTGAACTGGGTTACCAGTATCTTTGAGGGGCACTTTAGCTGGTGCCTCTACTATAAGATCACTTCTCCAATCAGAGAAACCTTCTTTCTTAGTTTTCATGATTGCTTTGTCTCCATACTGAGCACGGATTTTAGACTTTACCATGTCCACTGCAGACATACCATCATATTTTTTAGAAGGTTTCTTTCCGAATGTATTAGGTGTGTTACTAATTGGTTTCTTTGGTGCCCTTCTAGCACCCATACCGCCACGCTCTAATTGGCGATCCTTCATTGCATCTGATGCTTCTTCCTTAACTTCGTCTTTTTTCTTTGCCTTTTTAGCACGGAACTTATCAATTTGTCTACCAATCTTACCACCGACTTTAGAACCAGCAATACCACCAGCGATTTCACCAGCAACCATTGCAGGTCCATCAGGGATTGCAACACCAGCGACACCACCAACACCAGCACCTACCTTAGCACCAAGTTTTTCATACTTACCATCACCAACCATTTTCTTCTTGTTGCCTTCTTTTGACTTAGCAACAACATCTTTACCTTTTTGTGCTGCTGCTCTACCACCCGCTTGAACTGCTCTACCACCCTTCTTACCACCAACTTTAATGCCAGCTCTGGTTATTGCAGATCCAATTCCTTCTTTAATTGGATCTGCTTCGATTACATCAACAGTTTCAATCTCAAGTGGTTTGTAATCTTCCATATCCTGAATCAGGATACCACCAGTAACTTCTTCCTTAACACTTGGAGAAATCTCAATCGTATTTTTGCCACGCATGACATCAATAACTTTGTTGATTTTATCCTCACTCTTTTTTTCAATCTCTAAAAGGTATTGATAGAACTCTTCGTTCATACCCTTACTTCTCTTGGCGATTAACTCCCTTCTAAACTTGGGATCCTTTCTTGCTCTTTGTGCGTCAGACATGTTACCTGAACCTGTAGTTGATGATTGGGGTTTTGGTTTGTCAACTCCACCAGCAGGTGGTAGTGCTTTTTGACCGGAAGGTAATGCCTTACGAGCAGGTTGAACCTTCTTATCAGACAATTTGGAAACTGCTTTCCTCACTACAGCCTTACCTACGGTCTTTGCTGCCTTTCTTACTTCAGGATTGTTTGCTGCTTTCTTTGCTAAATCCTTTGCTTTACCTGCTGCTCTCTTTACTGCGAGTCTCTTTGAACCCGATATCTTTTTGGGTTCCTCAACTTTTACCTTTACCTTTTCAACCTTCTGGTCAACAGGTTTTTTACCAGCTGCCTTTGCTAAAGGATCTTTAGCAGCAGATGACTTGGTAGGTTTCTTAGGTTCTTTTGCAGAAGATGCCTTCTTCAAAGGATCCTCAGCAGCAGACTTCTTGGTGGGTGTTGTAATCTCAGGTTTTTTCACCTCAGGTTTCTTTTCTACCTTTGCTGCAGATTTAGTTTTTGGTGAAGAATCTGTGGGTTTTGCTGCCTTGTCTGAAGAACTAGAAGCAGACTTAGAATCACCATTAGACTTAGCACGAAAGGGATTGAGTTTCCCCAACTTGCTCATCCTCCTACGATTCAATCTATCACCGACCTTCTTATCCCGTGCTTTATCAAGTGTATCATTACGCTTATCAATCTTACGCTCTTTTGCGTCTTCCTTTCCTTGTGCTCGCTTTGCTTTGGCACCAGCAATTCCAGCACCAATACCTTTTACTGCTGCCTTACCAAGATTCAATCCTGCTCTTGCACCAGCAACAGTTGATTTAGCAGCAGCCTTTGCTACTTTAAGTTCTGCAGATAGTTCACCCTCGTCCTTAGTGATCGAGACCTTAGACTTTCCTTTAGCAGCAACTTCCTTTGCACGAGACAGACTCTTCTTGACTCCTGCCTTTCGCTTATCAGCAATGCCTCTGATTTTTTCTAGTTTCTTTTTCTCTGATGCTTCTTTACGTTTTTTACGTGCAATTACACCAGCAGTCCCTGCCGCATTCTTTTTATCCTGAGCAGACTCTTTCTCTTTCGCATCTTTATCTGCAGATGCCTTTGCTCTCCTTGCTTTAGCATCAGCGTCATTCTTCTGCTTACGCTTCAAAGATCCAGCACGAATATCTAAATCTTTTGCTCTAAGATCAAGTTTGCGCTGCTTTGCCTGACTCACGGTCATCGTGTCGTCAAGCACCTTATTGGCGGCTTCTTTCTTTTCTTTTGGTGTCATTTCTTGCCCTTCTTAGCAATTGCTTTGCCGACTGCCTTACGACGATTCTTCAGATAACCATCTGACTTATCAACGTCACCGTCATTATCAACGTCAACATCTTCCTGACCTACAGGATCAAGAGTCTTTTCTTCTAAGTCTTGAGCAAATTCTTTCCAGGACTTCATCTTCGCCAAAAAACAAGGAGTTGAAATTATTTATACTACTTTCTACCTACCTTTACAACATAGCGTTTGTTGAGTTTAGAACCTGGAGTCATACTCTGAACATACTTTAAGAATCCAGCAGTTCCTACAAGAGTGTTTGGATGCTTCTTATCTCTCATCATTTTATTCATACTCACTTCGCTATACTCTTTAATATCCCTCAACCAAGACTTGAACATAATACCGTCTTCTGTCACACAGATAATATAGTTAGTTCCACGACGATTAACACGTCCAACTAAACCAGTGTTCAGGTTCTCTACAATATCACCGAGTCTAAAAATCTTTCCCTTTACATATGACTCACGCAATGACTCAGGGTCAAACTTAGGTGCGATCTGCCACAGTTCTTCTTTGATGTTCATTGACTTACGAACAGCATTGAACATTTCTTTCTTCTGGATGACCGTCATCTTATTGGGAACACCCTTAGAGAATGCATTGAAATCATCCTCTGCAGCATGTGCTCTCAGTTTAGATGCAGACATTCCTGATACGTCATCGGCATCTGGGTCACGAGCACCAGCAGAGACAACTTTAATTTCATCAAAAGCATATAAGTCAGAACCATTATACTTCTGAGCAAGACCTTGGAATTCTGCAAGACGGTCTTGACCAACCATGATGGTTACACTCTTATATCCGGCTGCATACTTAGCAGTCAGAACATTAAAGATAGTCTTTGCATTATTATCGTCAAAGATATTCTCCTCATAATCCGGGAACATCGATTTCATAAATCCAATCTTGGTCTTAGGATCAAGTGGATTCTTTTTCTTATCTTGAGTTCTACTAGGATATATTGCTAAATCTGCATCCTCTCTCTTTGCCTGAGTTGCTGCTGCTTTCAACAGTTTCTCATGTCCAATTGTAGGAGGATTAAAACGACCGAATACAATCACAGCACCAGTAGATTCTAGTTCTTCACCTTCCTCTTCTTCAGGTGCTGCTTGAGTTGCTTGTGCTGGTTGTTGCTGTTGCTGTGCAGGTTTCTGCTGTTGTGCTGGAGTTGCAGCAGCAGTCTTAGCAGTGCTTCTTACGGCATCTGCTCCTGCTTTCTTTTGCTTTTGCTTTTCTTCTTCTGCCTTTGCTTCACGTCCAGAAAAAACCTTTAATTTACCATCAACAGTCTTTGCTTTAAAATTACCCTGCTGATCATACCACCCACCGTGTCCGTCTCCTTTCAGACCCATTTTGCGGGCCTGAGAGGATACAGTCGTTTCTCCTGCTTCGGAAAGGAACTGACTGAACTTTTTCATAATTCTGTAAAGGTTTCCTTACGATACCGTTATACTGTATTTAGTAGTGATATTATATCACACTAATTATTTTTATTCATCTGATTGACAGCCAATGCGCCTGCACCAGCAGTACCAGCACCGATAGCAGTTGCAGCAAGTGGATTCTTCTTAGCGAACTTGACACCAGATTTAACAGTATCGATTGTTCCTTGAGCAATCTTTGCTCCGGTTTCACCACCCATTGCACCCAGTCCTTTTACTGCCTTAGCACCTTGACTAGCAAGACTACTAAGAGCACCTGCGATTTCACTCACTGCAAACTGTTGGATGTCATCTTTAAAGACTTCATGGATAGGATTACCTTCTAGTTCATAAGAAGATGCAATAGCGCCACCGGTTGCAGCACCGACTGTTCCGGCAACTAAGGAACCACCAGCACCAGCGACTGCAGCAGAACCTTTTCTGCCTTTCTTAGCACCAATTGCTGCGCCAGTTCCGGCACCAACAGCACCACCAATTTTTGAACCGACACCACCGCCAACAGCACCACCAACAAGTTTACCGGCAATATTACCTACAGCACCGCCTGCTGCTGCTCCACCTTTACCTTCTTCAATATCAACATTGATGATTGCTTCAATCTCTTCAGCAGTGAACTTACCGGTTGCTTCCAGTTCCTCTTTCTTCATCTTCTTGCTAAATCTCATAGCTTGTTGACGTTGATACTGTTTTTCAATCTGCTTCTCGTCACGTCCATACTTCTTGGACTTACCCTGTTCGATTGATTCTTTGTCAGCAGCACGACCAATCTGTCTATCGATCTTAGATTGCTTTTCTTTATCAATAGGAATGAATCCTTCAACTTCGTACTCTTCGTTCTTAGCACCAGACTTATGGCGAGTTGTGCCTGCTGAATCAACATAGGTTTCTTTCTCTTTTCTAGCAGTTACATAACCTACGCCAGGAACTACACCAGTTTTACCTGCTGCTCTGGCAGCATTTCTGTCTGCTGCTCTTTGTGCTGCTCTCTTACGATTGCGATCATAAGACTTATCATCTTCAGCAACAGTCTCAGTTTCTTCGTTCTTTACATAATCCTTAGGTTTCTTGATATATGCAGGACCAGCATCAGGCATGACCTTCATCTTTTTATCAGAACCCTTTGCCTTCATTCTCTGCTCTGCTTCTTCTACTTCATAGACTGCATTATATGCAGCAGTAAGAGAGTCAACTTCTTCTTTTTGATTCTCTTTGTTCAGAGTCTTAACAATCTTCTTAGAACGATCATATGCTTTCTGACGTTGATCATCACTAACAGAAGGACTTACAACTTCACGTCCTAAGTTTCCTGCCTTACGGAACATCTTGCTCTTAGGAAGTTCTTTCTTCTCTTCTTCAACTTCAACAGATTCAAAGTGAGGGTTCTTTTGACCCTTCACTTTTGCCATATCTTTACGCGCCTTCTCGTTATTCTCTTGGCGCTTCTTCATATCAGTCTCAAGATAAGAAGAGTCCTTCTTTTCGTGGACGTTAGTATATGCTTCAGCAAGTTTTTGCAAGTCGTGACGATTCATCTTGATGTCTAAAACTATTTCCGTAAAAGTATTTATAACTTTCCAGAAACGATACCATCGCCAACAACACGAACACTACCTTCTGGCCATCCTTCCTGCTCACATTTGAGATGCCAACGAGTCATAAGGACAACATTGTCTCTGAATGAACCTGTTAACATTTTACGACCCTTTACCGTCATACTAGAATAAAGACCGAATCGTGTCGCCCAAACATAGAAACACTCGTCAATAAGTTCTGCACCTTCGGGCACAATTACTTCATTCTGATTCTCACGCATTTTTGCTTCTTCAAGCATTTCTTCATGAGTCATTGCTTTCCTCTTTCTTTTTGTTAAAACCAAAAGGTCCTTCTTTATCATCTAATGCAAACTTCATTGCAATACCACCAACTGCTTCCATAACTTTGAGGATGTCCTCTGATTTTGCATCCTCTCCAAGTTCTTTAGCAACATACCAATACTTAGGCCAAAATGTTTCGCCTGCTTTTTGATAATCTTCAAGTGTTAGAATTTTCATTTTTTTGTTGTTTTAGTAATTTAAAGTACGCTTTGTAATATCGAGTCTTCATTTCTTCTAGAACTTCCATGTCCTCATCATATGCCATATATTTGAGCAACTGATAAGAACCTTCTAAGTCACTGATGAGTCTAAGAATATTAACGGGATCTCGTTTAAGACCACCGTGAGTATATTCACTAGAGTTGTTTTTAAACATCCAGTGCTGATTGAATCTGTTCGTCCAAAGCAACAATTGCGTTACGAATATCTACTGTACGTTCTGATGGAAATTCGTAACTATCTTGTTTTGTAGTGCGAAAAAGTGTCTCACGTACTGCTGCAGCAACACGAATATCCAATTCAATAGTAACGGTTTTGTCGGTCATTTTCCACCTGTATCGTAGTTTAGTTTGTCGTCTTGATCTTTTAATTTACGCATACGAATTGTTTCATGTAAGCGTTTAATTGCTTCTTCAGTTTCTGGGGTTTTATCATAGGACCATTCGTCCTTTGACTTTTTCTTTTTACCCATCAGACATCCCCATCAACTCGATTTTCAGAATGATGAACATCAAACTCTCCACCAGGATATCGTGCTTTGAGTTTATCGACATTCATTTCAATGACTTCATCAAGAGATACATTGAGTCCCATACATGCTTGTGCAACATACCACATGATGTCTCCAAGTTCACGCTTCATGTGAAATAGATTTTCTTCATTAACAGGTTTACCTTGGAAGATAATCTTCTTTACAATCTCGGTAAACTCACCTGCCTCAGCAGACATTCCTACAGCAGCAGTAAGCAATCGCTCGGTAGGAAACTCTTGACCTTCAAGTTCTTGGATACGATATACGAAAGCTTCGTTATCTTTACTTTGTTCCGAGGTAACGCCATTTACAAATTCAAGGTATCGTTGTGTGTCTACAGTCATATTAGAATTTAAGCGATGCAAATTTCTTAGATTTCTCCTCATTATTATACTCCTCTTCCTGCCCACTGTCAAGTATGTCGTGCTGTGCAGACTGCTCACAATCAAACAATCTCATCTTGGAACGGTCAATCCCCACAACAAACCTCTTGTTCATGTTGATATCGTTGTAACGATTCTTCAATTGCTTCACCATAATTTGTCCCAACTCCTCAAGCTCATCTGTAGAAATAAGGGCAAACATAAGATCAGCAGTAGCAGGGAGACCAAAGGACTCACTAGTATCAGTAAGCTCAACGTCAGAGCTACCATAACCAGAACGAGTGGTCTGCGTGGCAGAAACGATAGGGACGTTTGCTTCACAAGCCAGTCCTCTAAGCTCTTCTGCAATAGACTTAATAGTTGTATATGAATTGACATTACTGCCAGCGCGATATCGCGAGGAAGCACATATATTAAGGTAATCAATGAAAATAATATCAGGTCTAAATGATTTCTTAAGTGCAAGTTCATTAAGAAGTGCTTTAAAATGTCCACTGTGAGCACTCGCTGTAGGGTATTCTTTAATTATAAGTGAACCCTGTGTTTTTTGACAAATGTTAGAGACTTTTGTCTCGAACATCTGACGTGGAAGATCTGCAATCTCTTGAATGTTTACATTTAGAAGGTTGGCGTCTATTCTTTCTGCAATCTTTTCTTCAGCCATCTCCATCGTAATATACAGAACATTCTTATTCTGTAATAAACAAGAAGAGGCAAGATGACACATAAAGAGAGACTTACCCACGCCAGTACCTGCAAGAGCAATGTTGAGAGACTTATTACAAAGACCGCCCTTTGTGATCTTGTTGAAGAAGTCCAAGTCGAATGGAATCTTTTCCTCAGTCTGATGGTAGAAGTTGTATCGTTCTTCATAGTCATTTAGATAATCGTGTCCAATATGATTATCAAATGAAACTGCAAGAGCGTCAGAAAGGATTGATGGAATAGCATCTCTACCTTTCTTCTGTTCTTCACCTCCGTCTGCAATACTAATTGACTCTACTAGTGCAAGATAGATTGCACGATCACGACACCACTTCTCAGCAGTATCGATCAACCATTGCTTGTCGTTTGGGGCATGCTCAAGTTTAGAAAGAGATTCAACAGTCTGCTTATATACTTCATCATTTAGGTCAGTTCTATTCTCGACCTCAATTAATAGAGCAGAAGTTGTTGGAAGAGTATTATATTTTACAATGAACTTTGATATCTCAGTGAAGATAATCCTCTCGTGATAGTTCTCAAAGTACTCTTCCCTTACAAATGGAAGGACCTTACGAGAGAAGTCCTCATTGAAGACCAGGTTTTGTATGATTGTAGACTCAATTCGTTCCATTACTTATAATGTAGATACGTACTTAGAATGTACTTTGGACATTCATTCACTGGTTCACCCCTATGTGGGAATAACCACAAGGGAGGGAAGATAACCAGTTTACCTTTTTTGGGTTCAATTGTCAATCCTTCAAATACAGTGTTCCCCTCATTTGGAACATCATTTAGATACCACATAAAAGACAAAAATCTCCGGGAAGATGCATAGTCTTTCACATCAACATGAGTATCAAACATATCTTTCCCGTCAGGTTCATACCTTTTGATACGGAATTGTTCAAATGCATGTGACTCTGGAAAGACTCTTTTGTCTACAAACTCATAGTAATCGTTTCGATATTCAAATGTCTTTGCTATCAGAAGTTTATGTACACTACTGATTTCTTTAGAGTGTTCTGTTAAATTTAATTGAGTGAAGGATGGTTTGCTGTCTGCGTCAACACGTTCGTGCTTATCTGAATTCTGATCAAAGAAACCTATGAGAAAGTCACAGGTCTCTTCATCTAGTGCATCATCATAGACACGAACAAAATCATTAAGTAGAACCATAACTGAATTCTTTCTTCGCAATCTCATCAAGTTTTTGCATCACTTCTGGTGTGAAGTATGTCTCTGGGTCTTTTAGAATTGCCTTAGCATAGACTTTCTTACCATCTATTTCATAACGACCTGCTACATTTTTCCAAAGTCCGCCAATCTCACCGAGTTCAAGAAGACCATAATATCGATCAAGACCACGCTCATCGTAATACAAACGCACCGTAACATCTTTGTTCTCCTTACTTAGACGCGACTTGTGAGTCTTTGCCTTGATAAGATTTCCAACGACTTCTGTTCCATCCTTCTCTTTCTTTTTGCTGAGATAGATGATTGTACTTGCTGCATACTTGAGACCAGAGCCTCCTCCCATTTCCTTTGTAGGGACATAAGAACCAATGACATCGTAAGTGTGGTTTGTTACTAAAAGTGGAATGTTTGCTTGACCAAGTTTAAGAGTAAGCATACGGAATGCCCCTTTAACAAGTTGAGATTTGGTCATGTCCCTGACTTGCTTATCGTCTAGAGCATCACGAATCTCTTTCTCTGTGGAAAGCATACCTAAAGAGTCTAGCACAAACATACAGGGTCTGCGTTCTTCTTCAGGTTTCTTTAAGTATATGTCTACTGCTTGGAGTGCTTTCTGTCTGAACTGTTCAATCGTAACAACATTGACAACAACCAGTCTGGTTAAGTCGATCCCACGACTTGTAAGAAGAGACTTGTTAACTGCTGCCTCAGTGTCAAAGTACAGACAGTAACCATCAGGATTACTATCCAAGAAATTCTTAACCACAGCGAGACTAAAGAAAGTCTTCCCAGTAGAAGACTCACCAGCAATGGCAGTAATCTTATTCCCAGAAACACCACCAAATATGCTACCTGAGACCAGTGAATTAAAAACGTAAGAACCCGTGTCCACAAAGGTTTCTGTGTCGTCGATGTCTGATGCGAGTTGGGTGTAGTCATCTCCAATCTCTTTTACAATTTCTTTTAAAAAATCCATTACAATGCAATTCCAAATTCTTCACGGGCAATTTTCTTATAAGGTCCGCCTGGATTCTCATCACGGATTTCCTTAACTCTTTTTAGTTTTTGATAAAGTGCAGCATCTCCACCGAGACGCATAGCACTAATAATAGTATTCAATTCTTTGTCGTTGATAGGAAGATCCATTCTACTCCATTACGTTTTTTGATTCTGTGCAGATAACCCAATTATAACTCTTTTTCAGTTCTTTTGCAAACCACTTAGCATTGGTCTCATCTTCAAAGTATCTGCTCTCTTGTCGAGGAGAAAGATCTCCTGGTTCGGACCAGCGAACAATGTATTTACTCACGAAAAGAAACTCTCTAAACTTATTTTCTTTTCAACAGACCACCCGATAGCATCCAGGATCACACGCAGTGGATCAAGGAATGCCTTATTGAACTGCATCTCATAATCGACGTATCGTTCTAAGTCCAGTTCCTTAGGGAAGTCTTGGATAAAGGATATTACATTCTCTCTAGTCGGGTTTGGACTCTTCAGATAGCAGAACTTAATCTTGTCTCCGTTTTGTATGGGAGCATACTTCTTACCCAAACCACGCTCTTTTATGTAGAAGTTATACAGCAGAGCACCACGACAATGCATTGGTGTTCCCTTTGCATAGATTGTATTAATGCCTTTATACTTGGTCACACTAGAGACCGACCTAGGGAAAGATATTTCTTCAACTGGTAATGCTCTGAAACTCTTACGGGAGTTCTCAATGAATTCAATTACCTCATCCTCTGTTCCACTCATCACCAGTTTCAAACCATCCTTAATCATCTGACGACAGGGTGCAGGTGTGGATGACTTGACTGCTTCGATACCCATGATCTTCAGTTTAGGTTCTGCATATCGCACACCTTCACTGTCCCACACATTGAGGATGTATCGTTTCTTAGCAGTCCAGATACCACGATCAGCAATGTTCTCTCGCTTCATCTGCATCTTCTGGTCATATGCATTTACATAGTCCGCCAACGTTTGGTAAGAACTTTCAATATAAGGTTCAAATTCCACCTCACAGACCTTATTAAGGAAATCGACAATGACCTCAGGAGTTTTCTCTCGGTCTTTGAATACCCAGTCAACAAAAGGACCCATATTAAGATAAATGGAGTCAGTATCTGAAGCAATAACATAATCAGTGTTTTTCGTTTTCAGAATTTTGTTCAGTTTAGCATTCATCTTATTCTCAATCCAGCGGATAGATACCTGACCAGATAGAGTAATTGCTTCTGCGTTTGCTAGTTTAAAATACCTGAAGTATTGATTACCAATAGCACCATAAGCAGAGTTAAGAGAAATCTTCTTCGCCATTTGAATGTTGTTACATCTAGAGATTTCCTTTTCAAGTGCCTTAGTAGGATTCTTCTCGTACTGCTGCTTTGCCGCAAGCATTTTCTTCTTGAAGATAACACGGTCACCATACATCTTCTCCATTAATTTGGGTAAGAATCCTTTGATGTCCTTACGATACATTGCGCCATTAGCACAAACCGCATAATCCTTATATTCATCAAATGTCAGTTCTTGATTAAGTATCTTATTAACGGTAGTTGATGGGTGCCTGGTGTCCTGTAGCGTCTCGGGAGAGATGTTGTATTGCATAATAAGGTGAGGATAGAGAGAGTTAAGGTCAAAAGACACAACCCAATCATACTTTCCTGGAAGCGGTTCCTTGACATATGCCCCCGCATATTGCGAATCCTTTTCTGATCTTTCCTTTGGAGGAATAACAATATTACGCCTCTTCAAATAGTTATAGATAATCGCATCCCAAGTGCGGACCTGAAAGAACACATCATTATAATTCACCTTGGCGTCATATGCCATGGTCAATGCCAACTCAATCAGTTTCATCTTGTCTTCCAGACGGTCAACAAGTTCCACATCAATGATGTTGTATTCAATAAACTTCTGCCAGTTACCTGTATAGAAGTCTCGGAAGGTATCAAACTCCGAGTGGTCCAACTTACGTTGTCCTAGTTCCACAAATGCAATGTGGTCTAGTCGATACGACTCTTGATTAGTATAGGTAAACTTCTTGTACAAGTCAAGGTAATCAATAACACTGATACCTGCCAACTCACAGGTAATCTGTGGGCGACCGTGCATCTGGATTTCACGTTGACGGACATTGTTCCAAGGAGAAAGTTTCTTGACTGTCTTCTCGCCCATCAGACGCTCAATACGCCTCACGATATATGGGATATCATATAGTTCACAGTTCCACCCTGTAATCACGTCAGGGGCAGTTGTCTGCCACCAGTCTAGGAAACGATTGATAAGGTCAAACTCATCGTGACAGAGCACGAAGGTGACATCCTTACGAGTGTTATTGAATGGTCGTGATGCAAAGCATGTGATGTGCTTGGTTGCAGCATTCTGCATTGTGATAGCAAGAAGTTCCTCTGCGACATTGTGTATGTCAGGGAAACCTTCTTCAGCAGCAACCTCAATATCGATTGTGTAGAGTCCAATCTTAGAGATATCAAACTTGATCTCATCCTCAGGATACTTATCAGAAATATACTGAGCAACATACCTATCATTACCATAGATGGCAAATCCATGAACATCCTTGTACTTCTCTACAAACTCCTTACATTCTGAAATCTTACCAGGTTTGATTGGTTCTACATTGTCGCCGTCAAGCGTCTTCCACTTTGAATCTTTCTTAGAAGGTACATAAAAAGTTGGTCCAAACTCTTCCCTGTAAGAGAATTGCCTGCCATTCTCATATCCACGTACCAGCATTTCATTGAATCGCTGATAGACATTAGTGTAAAATCTCATTTAGTCAGTGACTCGTATTCATCAAGTAGTTTTTGGTTGGGTGCAACCATTGTCAATATTTTTTCAGAACTCATCATAATTACTTCGTCATCTGATACATCAGTTAACCAAGGTGTGAGTTCTCCGTTCTCAATCAGACAGGGTTTAGTCAGTTTACAATCGGGTTGTCCGATATCTGCAAGGACTTCCTCAATCTTGCTCAGTAAAAGTAACCTGTTCGTTAAGCAAAGTACCTGAACTGTCGGGAGTTCCGGTTCCGGCATCATCGAGTCTGGCGGCAACATCATCTCGTCTGTTGCTAAGTTGGTCTCTTCCACTATTCCTCCTTTCGTAAGATTCTACAATTGAATCGAGTGGGTCAGCAATGCAAACCACCCAATCTTTATTTACAATGATATCTTTATCCTTGGATAATCCCATCCACTTATAAAAAATCAACTCATGCTTCGGAGGAGCATCTTCTGCTTCAATCAGAATCTCTTGAGTTTTAATTTTAATACAGTGGGGTTCACCAAAGAAGTAGGATACTAGATTATCATCAGAGTCACGAAACTCCTTGATATCTGCGATGACTTCCTCACCGGACTTTAGTAGTGCAATTTGTACGCTCATAAATCAGTATTTTCCTTCTGGTAGTATAGCATAAAAAAAGAGGGGTTGCAACTGGATTTTGCCAGTTCCCCCTCCGTCTGCGACGACGATATACTTTATTTAGATAGATTCTTGTGTCTGTGGATTTGCTAAACTAACGATAGACGATACGAGTACAAGTGGAACGAGAATAACTGCCCAAGCATAGACAAATGCAAGAGCAGATGATTTAATATCATTTATCATTGTATTGGAGTCATTTTATAAGCACCGAATGTTGTTGCTGAGAGTACTGCGATAATTACTAGAATTTCCATGGTCTAAGAAACAATTGCAGTAATGGGAACTCCAACAAAAATAGTCATTAGAGCGCCAGCTGCTAAAGCAGTGGTGGTGAAGTTCATTGATACCTCCTAATCGATTACATAATTATATAGAGTATAGTGTATCATAGTGATACACTTCTGTATCAACCGTAGCAAAAATTAGTCAGGATATTAAAACCAATTCTTTATTTGGAATAGAAGTTCCAGTCTCTACGTCTATGATGATCGGGTACTACTTTACTCAATTCAACAGTCAGTAACCCATTCTCAAAAGCAACTGATCTAACTTCCGTTTCATCACCGAGTGTCCAAGATCTGGTGAAAGATCTCTGAGCCATTCCTCTGTGGTGGTATGTTGGTTCTTCTTTTGGTTCTTCTTTTGTTCCTTCGACAAATAGTTTTCCGTCTTGAGTGTAAACATTTAATTCTTTTTGTTTAAATCCAGCAAGTGCCAGTTCAAGTCGTGATTCCGTATTGCTGATTTGAACTAGGTTGTATGGAGGATAATTCCCCTGCGTTTCATGGACGTGGGATAATCTATCAAATATATCATCCATACCGATGCTATACTTATTTATACGGTCTACCAAAGAATTTAAATCAGCAGAATGAAACTTCTGAATGTTTACCATTGTACTTCTCCTTTTAAAGCGAGATTAGATTGTGTGGACCCCGAAGGCATCCAATACTATTTAAGCATAAAACATAAAAAAAGGGGACAGTGAATCCCCTACTTTTTTATTCGGTTGTTTCTACTTTCTTCTTCTTACCGATATTATACTTGGTCTCAAGCACCCACTCGTGCTTCTCCTTATATGCTAGGACCTTGATTTGATTCAAGGGTGCAATGTCTGTGACCTTCTCTGGTGAAATAACGCTCACCAGACCCCAGTCACAAAGCAGTTGAATAATTCTGTTGCGTCTCTGGACATCATTCACCGTCAGGTTAGCATGCTTGCCGTCCAGGGCAAACAGTTCCTTAAAGTGGACAATGTAATATCGTCCCTGCTTATGCAGAATATGGCAGGACTGATAAATTTTTTTCTCTTTACGGGATGCAACCCCGATACGTGTCAGAGTTTCACGAACCTTTAGAAAGTCATCTGGTTCATTCAACGTAACTTCAATCATTTGGTCCGCTGACCAGCGAACTTCAGGTTCTTGAATCATCTTTTTCCTCCAGTCTCAAATTTAGATTTAATGAATAATAATTGTTCTTTGGTAAGAATGCTCAGAGCCTGTTTTGCTTTCTCGTTATTATATCCATAATAACGTTTGACATAATCTAAATCTCTGATCTCGTCCTTTCGGAGCCACGGAGAGAATCTTTTCCGTTTCCTCACACTATTTAGCATGAACGAATACTGGAGGTTCGGATCTAAATGTGAATTTAGATTCATTTCATTTGCATACAGAACTGTGTCCAGTTGACCGGACATACAGCGATTTACAATGTATGCTGGATATTTTGCGTCTGGATCTTCAAGGCGAAGATCTCTCTTGTTAATGTTGATGGAATTCAACCAATCTTTTAGTTCCAATGTCGGATCACTCCTGCAATAATAAAACAATTAGTAACGAGATAAGAAAGAAATATAGCACTCCGTACCATAACCACGTAGTTATCATACCTGTGGGTTTTGTCATCAGAGAAACTCCCTAAACTATATTTCCAAATACGTCCCAGTCTTTTCATCCGTTCTTAGTCTTGTTCCTGATAATAATCTGGTCGTTCTCGTAATCTGCTACGAACTCAAGAACATCTTCATGGTCCCAAAGCAACTCTTCATAGAGTGCATTGAGTTTTCCCATATCCTCATATAACTGATTGGGGTTTGTCATAATTAAACAGTAAAAGTTCCTTTCGTTCTTTTTGCTCGCGCATATACTCGCCTACAGATCTCATTGTGTATGTAAGGTCAAACTCACCTACTTCCCACCCTTGGAACCTTTCTTTGACCAGTTGAGACGAATTGTAAGATATGAGTTGAGGACCAATAGACCGATCACAATCGGCAGCAAAATCGTCGTGGTTGAATCCGTTATGCATACTCCCCTTCCTTCCATATAGATTATCTCGTATGTCGTAGGGGGGATCAAGGTAGGTGAAGCACTCTTTGTTATCAGTAAGGAGTTGTTCATAACTGAGATTAGTAATTTTCCAATCTTTGATTAATTGGGAATACCCTGTAAGTTTTTCGATGCCTCGCATTGAGAAGTTGGAGACACTTGCTTGTTTGCTGAAGGATGATGATTCAGTGAGACCACTAAAACTACACTTATTAACGATATAAAAAGCAACTGCGCGAGATAAATCCGATTCATTATAGTCATTTACAGTCTCCTTTGACTTCAAAAATAGATCTTTAGCAGATCCAGGTTCAGGGTGCTGTGACTTCAGTTCACCAATTCTCTCAGCAAGATCAGCACCAGAATCCTGTAGGACCCTCCAGAAGTTATATAGAGGTTTATATAAGTCATTTACCCAGATATCCAAGTGAGGATACTTCTTAGTGACGTGAATGGCAACACTGCCCCCACCAAGAAATGGTTCATGATATTCTTTATACTCCCTCAGGTCAGGGAAATACACATCCATCTTTTGGCAAGCACGAGACTTACCGCCTGGATATCTTAAAGGGGTTTTATAGGACTTCATCACAGAATGAGTTTCTTTTCAGGAGTGGTGATACCACCGAACATTTCACTATACTTGTTTTTTACAGTAGGGTCAACTGCTGCGATATAAACAATGAACTGTCGTCCTATTGTAATCTCGGGTTCTTGCTTATCAACCACAGTTGCCCAAGGGATAAATCCAACACTCTGTTGTTGAGGAACACAGACCAGTCCATTCCTTACAGTGATAGTCTCATCATTCTCTTCAACAATCTCAGCAACGATCTCTTCGCCAGTGCTGATGCGTAACAGTTTTACATTCATTTTAGTTCCTGATAGTGTTTAATTAGTCTTTCAATTTGCTTCTTGTCTGTGCCGCAAGGGGCATTCCTTAAACAGATAAGAGTAGCAGCAGTATCTGAGATTGTGGGTTTGATAGTAAATCCCCACTTATCAACTTCACCTTCAGTGGGTGCTTCAACGTAATCGAATTCATGTGGCATTAAAATCCCCCACCTTTACCTTTTTTCTTTGATTTAGGTAACATCTCTTTTAGTTCTTTTTCAGAGTAGTGATCGTAGAGTTGAAGCATACGATCTAGTGCATATTGAAACTGAGAACCAGCACTCATCTTACTGAGCATATGATGTGCTACATCATATCTGAGTTCCTCTAGTTCGTTCTTATTCACTTGAACTCACATTCAACCATAATTTCAGTCATTGCCGCCAAGAGATTGATTTCTTGGTCTGCTACAAATGCCGATTGATACTGATACTTAGCAACAATGAGCACAGCAGCAGCAATGCTAGGACCGTCCAGAACTTCGTAAAGAGCATCGTAAGCACGACGCAGAAGTACATTAGGATCATTGTCCAGATTAGAAACGATCCACTTACGGACTTCAGTAAAGTTCTTCTCCTTGAGATTCTTGACCAGATCATTTACTGCGATATCCCCAAACGACGCAAGGATCCCCGAATCAATCTTACCAGCCACGGAGTATCGCTGACACTCGTTAAGGACTCGTCTCCAGTCTGGGAAGTGCTTTCCGATGAGTTCAGCGAGTACTTTATTTTCGTACTCGATGCCTTCACCTGTGAGGATTTCTTGAAGTCTAGCGAAGAAACCGTTGGCAATCTTTGCTCGTTCTTTTCCTTTGATCCCAAACTCAACGACTGTGCATCGGGAGTGGAGTGGTTCGAGAATTTTATTTTTGTAGTTACAGGTGAAGATGAATCTGCAGTTACCAGCAAACTCCTCAATAAACGCCCGTAAACAGAGTTGTACATCATTGGACGTGTTATCTGCTTCATCAATGATGATGACTTTGTGTTTTGCAGTTGCTTGAAGCGATACGGTCGAAGCAAAGTTCTTCGCATTGTTTCTGACAGTATCCAAGAATCGTCCTTCATCGGACCCATTGATGACATAAAAATCTACTCCTAGTTCATTGCACAGTGCTTTTGCTACTGTAGTCTTACCGATTCCTGGAGGACCCGCTAGTAGCATGTTGGGAATCTCACCCTTATTTAGAAAATCTTGGAACATTTTCTTTGTATCTTCAGGAAGGATACATTCCTGAATGGTCTGTGGTCGATACTTCTCGACCCAGATAAAGTTACTCATAATCAAATCCAATCAGGTTTACGGTGGGGGAGACGAAGGTAATTATCGCACACCCAAGGTTTAGATGCAATATACATCTTGTAAGCAGTGAAAATATCAATGCTTGTATCGTACTTATACTCGTCAGGTCCTGCAAAGACAAAAGGAGTATGGTCATCCCATTTCACATAAGGAATGATTTCATCAGCAGCAAGGAGAGTTTTAAAGCAAGTATGACATTTACCATATCGAGTGAAATACTCTTCACATAATGCTATACCGTGAGCAAGCAACCATCTAGAGTTTTCTACAGTCTCGTTTGCCCACTTGGTGCATGGGTGATTACGGAACGCTCCCTTCTCTGTAGCATAGGGTGTGCCGTCTGCCTTAGGCAAAGTACCGTAACCATGACCCCACTTGTCTGATGCAACGATAGCGAGCATCTGACACGTCTCCAGAGGCATCTTGACGATGTGCTTGTCAGGTAGAATCTCTGCAGACTTCCATGGAGATTCGTCAGTCACAAAAATGTTCATAATAAATGTGTTAGGGAAATCACTAATAGGAATGATATCATAGTAACAACATCCCAGGATTTTGTCCGTATAAAGTAAGGAATCGATATACTATCTCCAATCATTTGGAGACCGACACCTACAGTTGTGTTTACATGGAGAATAATAAAATAGGCAAGGATCACAAGACCACTGCCTATTATCCTCATAGGGACATCAGCCAAACGTTGAGTCGGGTTCAAGTGCAATAAAGTATGTCAGGTTAAAGTTGTTGTTAACAAATCTTGCCAACAATTTCTGGGAGATAACAACCTCGTATGTTCCAGGGAGAATCTTGATGTTCTCAACCTTGAAGTTGAAACTGAACTCTTGATCGGTCAAACCGACGTTGATTGAGTATTCGTTAGAAGTATCATTCTTCTTGTCACGAACAACCAGTTTGACTACACCTGCTTCACCAACTGCTACCAGATCGGGGAGTTGATAGACCGCAGATGCCTTCAGGAGCGACTGTAGTTGGGTGCTATCAAGTTTAAAGCAAACGTCTTCTGTGGGCAGTTGAATAGACTTCTCAGGCGGAGAAACAATCACACTGGGGTCTGCAAAGAAGTACTTCGTCTTACGGTCCTTGCCCTCACGGATGGTCAGGTTTGACTGGTTAGGGAATTCAATAGAAGGGTTGTCGTGTAGAGTAACACCATTCAGGAATTGCACCAGGTCGTAAATTGCAAAGTCCTGAGGAATCTCTTCTTCAATCTCTGCCTCTGCCAGGATATTCTTCATCACAGACATGGTGCGGAGAGTATTGCCTTTCTTGAATGCAATAGACTGATTGATAGAAGCAAAGTTCTTAAGGAGGTTGACAGTTTTTTCAGACAGTTTCATAGTCATTGATTGTAAGTTTCACGTTTGGCGTTTTTGTCATTGAAGTGCATTAGAAGAACAGCATAATGCAGAATCTTCATAATGTCACGTCGGGCAGTGCCCTTCTTATCGTAGCGAGAGGCATACTTGAGGATATTGGATCGGCAAAATGCCTCACCATCACCACAAGCTTCAATAAGATCGAGAGTTTGAATCTTATCATCACCAGCAGAATAGTGCTGTTGATATGTTCCCGAAATGTACTCTGAGATTTCTTTGAGGATTTCTACCTCACTATATTTGTATCGGTTGGATTCGTTATTCATATCAAGGTTGATTTGGTATTCTAGATCACTATGACCCCATGGCGGCATGGATGGATCTGATGCATCTCTATTACGATCGTAATCGTAATAATACTTTGAATGTTCTATCATTTCATCATAAAGTAGGGACCAAGCATTCGTCATTATATCAAAATTCCATAGAATTGTCAATGACGTTATTGTGAATAGAAACTATAGTCTCTTCAGGCACATTAGGATTGGGAACCATAAAGTCACCATCAACCTTGTCGTACAATTCTAGAAATGCTTGCTTAGTTTCATCATCAAAGCGATTGACGCAAACTTGGATTGCCTTTGCCTTATCGTTGAAGATGCTGTAAGCACGGACAATGTGGACCAGACGACGGGTGCTGATGATTTCTTCAATACCACCATCATAGAAGGTTTTACGGATGATGTCACCCCAATCGACCAGATGCTTACAGAAGTCTACATCATCGACACTCAGAGTCTGAGCAACGTTCTCAAGAATCTTCTGTTCGGTCTTGACGCTGGGATATTGTTGCTCAAGTGTTACTGGGAATCGCTCAAGGAATGCTTCGTTGAGCACGTTAGTTCCAATGAATCGTCCATCGTCTGAACCCTTACCTTTAGTGTTTGCGGTTGCGATGACATTGAAACCTGCAGTGGGGTGTACAAACTTCCCAATTTTTTTGAGAAAGACTCCATTTCCTTCAAGGATACTCTGGAGACAGAGAATTTTGTTAGAA